GCCTCCTCTGCGAAATGGAGTAATTTTAGATAACGGTTGTCCAGCTTTTGACTCGGCAATATGTTTCTCAATCGATTTAGGTAGCGGATAATATTCAGTTAATTTCTGTCTTTCTGGGATGCGACCTTTTGAACCTGGCGGTCTGACCTCATAATTATCAGGGTATGTAGTAATACTTTTACCTTCAGTGCGTGTACGTATCTTATACGCAGGTTCATAGTGACGGGGCTGTAAAAGACTAAATGAAGCTCGTGCCTCTTCTTTCTCTTCTGGGACAGCTTCTTGACCTCGGTTGGGCTGGTAATCAACCGTTGGAGCTCCAGTACGTTGAGCTACCTTAGGTTGAGGGATGTTGTCCCTACCAGTGGGAGCAAAGTAAGCAGGTAATACAGATTTTGTCTTAGCAAGCGCCAGTTCAGCATCCAGTTCATCCAATGCTTTATTCAGTTTACTCGGATTCGCATAGAACGTCCCAGCATCAGGTAATCCACTTGGTGTTATACGTTTCGCACGTGTGTCTTTCGCTTCAATGCCCGTTGGGTTAGGGGGAGCAAATAACACAACGGGAGCCTTTGCATTAGGGACTTCTACCTCTTCCTGTGCATATCGACGGTGATCAATTGGCTGGGGTGGGGGTGGCTGAAAGAAGCTAGAGACATTAGGGATTGCAAACGTAGAAGACAGTTGAACGCTCGGAGGGTTAGCAAATCGGCGCTTGGGTGCAATGAGCTGTTTACGCTTCTCGTCCTTTGTGTAGATCTTGATGTTGATCCGATTCTCGTTCTGGGCTTTCTCCATTTTGGCTTTGAGCTTTTTACGTCTACCACCACGCTTCATCTTAATGCTCTCATGGTTACCTACCGTGTCATAAAAGGGGTAGATACCTGGATGCTCTTCATTGCATATTGGGCGCAGTACCATCTTATTTAGGGGACATATTTAATTTCGTTGAATTTTTTATAGAAATGGACTGGCCGTTTGTACTGGTTGATATGTAAGAATGAGTACTGCTCCTTGGTTGCATATTCATAGAGCGCCCGTAAAGCCTCTTCATTCATCGACATCTCCTCTACAAACGAATCCAGTTCTTTCTTGTTGTCTGTCCCAAAGATGCTAATCAGATCAAGATTGCATCTAATCAGAGGTGGGAGAAAACTGTTCCACTTCTGCAATACATAGATGTTTGTGATGTTGCGGTGTCTGTTCTGCGTACAAAGCTCATTAATACGTTTGTTCTGTTTGCTTTTCAGTAAATGGATGCAGTCGTCATAGATGATACAGTAAGCTGGGTCTCCTCGCTTCTTCTTCTTCTTCCATCGCTCTTTGTGCTCATCTATGCGATCCACAATCTGTTCTAACACGGTTGGATTAAGGTCATCAAAGTACTGGTCATCCCCTATATCATCCAGTAACACTTGTACCTTCGGGTCATTCTTTGCCGTCGGACTAATAAAGAATATCAGGTTGAAGAGTTTGTACCAGGGCGACTCTTCCTTCATCAAGAGGTTAAGAAGTAGTGTTGTCTTCCCTTGACCCTTCTTCGCTAAGATAGCATAATTGCACGGCTTCTCAGGCAAGGGACTGTTCTTAGAACATATCTTGTCATCAAAGGGCATCAGTGCCTTCGTTAGTGGATGGTCGGGCATTTACTTTATCCGTAGATAATTCGGGCAAGTTGAGTTTCTTGCGATACATATTAAGCTTATCCAGATTCTTCTGTTTCTCTTTTATCAGCTCCTCTAACGTCTTATCAGTATCTTCTAAGACGGGTGGGAGCAGAGCATGATAGTTGTTTAACGGTTGATAGTCTGGCTTCAGTACCTCTCTGATGGTAAAAGAGAAAGACCAGGGTATCTGCTGGAGGTTGATCGGATTGTAAGACAGATTGGTAGTCAGATAGAAGTTGATGGTCTGTATATTGTTATCAATGATGTAGACAGGCTCTGATGCTTGAAAGAAATTAATCCATGTTGACTGGTTTGTCAGGATAGGTATCTTATACATAATGTCTGATACATCATCTGGGATTACTACCCACTCTCTGTTGCGAAACTGTCTGAGGCTTGATCTGATTAGTAGATAGTTGACTGGATTGAGTACACATGGCTGGGTAGAATAGCTGGGTGCACCCAATGTGCTGATAACTATATCTGTCGGTGTGACTGTATTAATCCCAAAGAACCCAGCCGTATTCTTATTAGGCGATGTCGAAAAGTTGAGTGTGACTGATGTAAAGGCTGGACTCGTCATCTGAAAACTCATATACCCAGTACCAGGGGTGTAGTTGAAGTTGAAGCTTGCCTGAAAGCTGGTGTGACCAGAAGGAGCCCCTCCACACTTAGCTACCAGTTGATTGCTCAGTTCAGCAAGGAGCGTGTAGGGAGTATAGTTCCCTTGCGTAAGGGTGATTGAAGACATCCATGGAGTGTCCCCTGGATAGCTTACAGTGATGTTGATGACATTGAGTGAAGCGTCACTACTCATCTGGTAGAATGTAAATGGGATCTGGACGTTATTAAAGATGACTTGAAACTGCCCTCGCTTGGCTAAGAGGGAGACAACTTGATTCATCTGGATGTTGAAGTTTGTATTAGTACCTGTATCACGTTCTGAGCTATTGACATGGAAGTTATATTCAATGACTTGCTGGACGGATGTCATCCTTCTTCTCTTCTACTATGACTTTTTTGCTTAACAGGATTGGCTCGTAAGCTCTTAATGGATTATGAGAGATACCGTCGATCTCCTCTGTACGCTTAAGAAATTCTTGCTTGATGTGGGAGTATGTGATTGATTCAGATGCTCCCTTGAGACTTGCTCCCTTATAGTATTTTACGTTAATGCCTCCGTTCATTCTATTCTTATCACAGAATAGATTTGAGGTTTATTTACCCAGAGGGAGTCGTATGCCTTTCTTCAGAAGATAATTTTCCACAGCGGGTGCATACTTCTTGTTGACAATCAGTTCGCCAGGCTGGATAATTGTTTTACCCAACTCAGCCATCCGTAACTGTTTCTGACCAGTTATACGCCCCTTGTAGCCATCCATCACTCCTGAGAGCATTACCTTCTTCGGTACCACTAAACTACCGTATTCAAGCAATGATGAGACTGTGTCTTCGGATTTGTCCCTTATCTTAGGGGAGTCTTTTACCATACCACCAGCAGACATATTACGGGGTCGCTTGTTAAAGATATCTACATGCTTACCATGAGTCAGATAAAACATTGTTAGCTACTAGAATGCCTTATAAGATTCTGAAACATGGCGATTCGTATGCAGTCGTAAACCCAGTTACGGGTATGTATCATAGCAAACATACCACTAAAGAGAAAGCGGAGGCGCAAGTCCGTCTACTGGAGAGTCTGTATCGACCCAGGCTCTTTAAGCCCTCTACACCAGAGAATAGAGAGCAATAGCGGTCTTTAAGCCCTCTTATTGAGAGTCTCCGTCAAGAGCCGTACATGCTCGCTCAGATACTGGATCTGATGCTCTTGATTCTTGATTGTAGCTGTATGTTCCTTCACCAAGGCTATAATATATGGGACAGCGTCATGACGTTCCACATGTTGTAGAGGGAGGTCACGTTCTTTTTCGATGGCTCGGTCCAGAATCTGCTGGATCGTCTCTGTACTCGGCTTAAACATACTACTTACCCGTCAGATTTTGTTGAGTCAGACTATTGACCTGATTCGTGAGCTGAGCTAAATGATCTGTCAGTGTCTGGATTGTAGTCTGTTGTTCTTCTGTCAGTTTGTGCAATAACTGAACTTGATGAACAATGATGGGTATCAAAGGTGTATCACTAATTCCTAATGCTTTAAAGTCATTGCCTGATGCATCCTTATATTCTAATTCAGAACAAGATACAAACTCAGGGTATACCTCTTGGAACTCTTGAGCAAGGAACCCATGTCTTAGTTGTTTGTTCTCATCATGAATCAGATTGTAAGAGCATGGTTTCAATTTCATAAAGTTTGTCTTTTGATTCATAGGAGTTACATTCTCCTTGATTCGCTTATCGGATGTAAAAGACCATGAAGTGGCACCATTATTCATATAGCATCCATAAATTCCACCTACTGCTGAGGTCAAGTAGATATTAAATTGCACACTCATACCTCCCATTACCCACGGGTTGGAACCACAGTTGAACTTTAATGGGACGTTATTTGAATTACCTATTGATATCCCAGCGGATGCACCAAAGGCGGGACTTGCATATGAACCTGTTGTAAACCCTGTTCCAGAACTACTTAAATTGCCTAATGCAGTAATTGTTCCACTCATTTGCATATTACCTGTTCGTGTATCAATACCTCCACGTATCCCTCCATCATACGATTTAAATCCTATACCCCACCAACTTTGAATCATTAAATCATTTTCACCTGTAGGGTTATACGTGTCAACCGCTGGTGAATAGATGTTGTTATTTGTATAACCATTCAACTGTAGTCCTGTCCCTGCACCATTCGCATTACATATGAAATGAGTACCTGCTTGAATTTGCCCTGTTGAAGAGACATTTACGTTAAAGGTTGCGCCTGATGAGTTTAACGCTAATTGTGTTTGTGTGTAAGTCGTTCCTGCTAAACGCAATGTACCATTTCTACCGTTAATACACATGTCACCAACTGCTGAATCACTTAAAAATGAACCTGCTGTTGTTGCTTGCCCTACAAAGTTATTTCCATTAATAACTAAGTATGGATTTGTTGAATTTGCTAATGAAAGATATTGAGCATTACAGGTAAGAACAGAAGAAGATAGAGTCAATGTATTCGTACCATTGTTATACCACGAAAATGTGTTTGAGCCTGTCACATTGAATACTCCATTTGAAGTGAAATTGAGTGCAGTAGCAATTGTGAGCGATCCAGAGCAATGAACGCTTCCCGTTGCATTCAAGTACACGTCTGTAATACTCGAATTACCAATTGTGACTGTGTTGCTCCCGTTTCCATTCAAATTGGTACCGATCACTGTGCAGTTTGTGTCTGTATTGCTTGTGGTAGCACTGGTGTTCGTCTGATAGCCGATTAGTACATTTCCTCCACTGCCAGTAGCTGTGTTTTGTCCTGCATACGTACCTAAAATTGTATTATTAGGGGATGTGGTCAGATTATAGCCTGCGAAGCTCCCTAACAAACAATTGTATTGAGCTGTTGATACATTTTGTCCAGCTTGACCCCCAATAATCGTATTACTACCAGATGTAGCGTATCTGCCCGCTTGATACCCAATATATACATTACCACCTGTTGTTGTGTTTGCATTACCTGCATTGTAACCTATACACACACTGCCAATCCCAGATGTGTTTGATGTCCCTGAAAGTGCCCCTACAAACACATTTGATGCACCACTAGTGTTATACTGACCTGAAGTATAGCCTAGAAATACATTTTGATAGCCACTTGAGTTCGCATTTCCTGCATTGTTACCAATAAACAAATTGTAGTAACCGTTTGAGATGGGAGGGGCTGATGTTGTAGCAAGATAGATGTTTGTATTGGGGCTTGTGATGAATGTACCAGCTGATGCACCAAAAACTAATCCTCCTAGTGTCAAAGGGGATGATGATAGTGTTAATGGAGTGGATAGGGTAGCTCCCGTGCTAGATAATGTGAGGTATGTAGTATTGCCAATCGCCCACTTGTGTCCATAAGAGGATGGGACTTGATACCAGAGGTTATTAGATGCTTGAAAATAACTATCGCTGACAAGTGTCCCTGTGAAAGGAGTATTTGCTGTGGTAGTGATCCCTTCTAATAAAAACACAGTGGCTATGCCAGATGTATTTGTCTGGATCGCCAGCAGAGGGTTTGTACCATACCCAACAGTCAGACCATTCACTCCGTTCACAAAGACACCTGGAGCGTATAAGTTTCCTGCGCTTGGGTTATAGTAAAACCCAGTATTGATCTGAGCAGATGACATTGTACCAGATGACAGAGAGGTACCAACCAGATTGTAATTTGTATTAGCAGTAACAGGTGAGACAGTGATCGATGAGCCAGCAGATGCTAACACAATTTTATTGGATGAGTCCAGAGCCAGATAGGTAGAGCCAGATGGAGTCCCGCTGGTAACACCAGGGAGTTTTACAACCGTCGATGAGATGATAGTAGCGATGGCTGATGCAATATTGAATGCAGAAGATGTGTCAAAATATACATTTCCATTACCATAGAGCTGACCAGCTGATCCGCCATAAGAACAGAGAATGGGTACATTTCCTAGGGGAGGTGCAGGGAAGCTTGAAATATTATATCCTCCTGCGTTGATAGCATTCACGTTAAGGATGTAGCTAGACGTGTTATAGTTGAATGTGATGTCTTCATACAGTGTCTGGATTGTTCCCGTTGTACCTGTATTACACATGGTTGGATAGTAGATGTTACCACTCGATACAGGCAGTGTTTTGATGTAACCAGTTGGTCCAGTTACACCAGTGGGACCAGTCCAGCCAGTAACACCAGATGGACCAGTCCAGCCAGTGTAACCTGTTACACCAGAGGGTCCAATAGCTCCAGTCCAGCCTGTTACACCAGTTGAACCAGTAGCTCCAGTGGGACCAGTATATGCGATCTGATGAATACTGAGATCTACACTAGCAGATGCAGGGCTGTATCCAGTAGCAGGTATGGCTACTAACTGATTAGATGCAGATGATGATGCCCAATAGATTGTCAGGGTATCACCTGAATTGGGTGTTATGATGAGCTGATTCGTCCCTAACTGAGAAGTATTTGCGCCTCCTGAGAACTGTACTTGATTTAGACTGGATGCAATGTCTGCTCCATTCTTGCGAAACCAGAAGCTGGCTGTACTGTTATTCGTAACACCAAGGAACTGTAGTGTCAATAAAATAATGTAGGTACCACCGTATGTAAACGTTACAGTGTTGCTGGCTACTGAGATACCATTAGCGTATACTGTACTGAATGCAACTTGAGTAGCTGTGTTGGCGGTTGTGAGTGTCTGAGTAGTAGTTGATTGTGCGTCGAGGAACAGACCAGTAGCTCCCCCTATGCCAGGGAGTCCAATAGGGCCAGTAGCTCCCGTTGCACCTGTGTATCCTGTTACGCCCGTGTAACCTGTGAAGCCAGTTGCTCCCTGTGGACCTGTGTAGCCTGTTACACCTGTATATCCCGTTACGCCAGTGTATCCTGTGTACCCAGTATAACCGATTAGACCCTGTGGGCCAGTCCAGCCAGTGGGACCCGTCCAGCCTGTAACACCTGTATAGCCCGTTGGACCTGTGAAACCAGTTAATCCCTGTGGACCTGTCCAACCAGTTACGCCTGTGTATCCCGTGGGACCAGTAGCGCCTTGTGGCCCAGTAGCGCCTGTGTTTGAGGCCATCCCAGGCAAGCCAGTTGGACCCGTTGGACCGGTTGTACCAGTAAATCCATTGACTCCCTGGGCTCCAGTCGGACCCGTTGCTCCCGTGTTTGAGGCCGTCCCCGCAGGCCCAGTGAAGCCAGTTGGACCCGTGTATCCCGTTGGGCCTTGTGGGCCTGCTGACCCTGCTGGGCCTTGCGGTCCTGTTGGCCCCTGTACACCTGGATTGCCCTGTATGCCTTGTGGGCCGACGAATCCTTGTATGCCCTGGATGCCTTGCGGGCCCTGTGGACCCTGATTGCCTTGCGGTCCCTGTGGACCCTGTGGACCCTGTGGACCCTGTGGACCAGTTGATCCAGTTGCTCCATTTGTTCCATTTGTTCCATTTATCCCAGAAGGTCCAGTTGCTCCTGTTGCACCAGCAGTTCCTGTTACGCCTGTTGGACCTGTTACACCCAGTACAGTAGATGATGATACTAGACCGTTTTGGACTTGTAAGAATCCGTTTTGAAGACGGTCAAAATACAGATTGCCTGTCTGATCTGTTGCAATCGTGTAACCCAGACTTTGCTGACCAGTAGCACCTGTGATGCCTCCAAGATTCGGCTGGATTGTAAGATTTAATGCTGTTAAGCGGTGATTTCCTAAATTTACGTCACCGAGTGCCCCTGAGTAAGGGACAAATTGTGATACAATGTTAGTACCATTATCATAGATAACGGATGCGTCTATGGCCTGTAAGCCATCTACTGAGTAAGGTATAAATGTGGATTGGATGCCATCGAGGGACATAGCTATACTATCTCTGGTTTTTTTGTAGCATTATCATAGCATGGAGAGAAAGCAGGGACACTTCAAGATCGGTCATCCCATCATACCCCATTACGTCAGAGAGCACGGTGATGTAATAGAAGCACGGTTCATCGGAGGGCTCCTTAACAAGTTTCTACCCGCTCTGCCTAAGAAGTTTCGCAAGTTTCTTGAAACCCATAAAGATGAGCCATTACAGACTATTACGGTATATCGCTCTCCCCTCGACAAGATTACTAATGCATTCTTACAGACATTGACTCTGGGTGATTGGGATAACATTAAAGAGCGTGGTGGGGTGGATAAGTTGTTCCACGTGTATGCTATCATCAACAAACAGTACATCTATGAGAAGCTTGCTCTACCTACCTTTGCAATGGCATCATCAGCAGATAAGAATCGGGCTGGAGCAGAGTATGTGAATGTGCCTATCACAAAGAAGATCACAATTGGGGACTTCATCCAGCAGGCAATCAAACACATGGGTGAAGACAAATACACTACATACGACGGATTCGAAAATAACTGCGTTGACTTCTTGATAGGTTCCCTTAGAGGCTCGGGACTTGCCAATGCATCCATCACATCGTTCCTTAAGCAAGACATCAAAAAGTTGGTAGAAGAAACTCCCTCCTTGAGTAAGTACCTCGGCAAAGAGACAACGGACTTGGCGGGGGCTGGTGAGAAGCTCTATAGCGAGTTAGTTGATAAGAGGGGTGGACGGCGATTGCGTCCCTTAGCGTAAGGGAGTTATATTTACAATCACTCAATGTTAAAAGATAATCCAGACCAGCCAGAGTATCTCAATGTTAAAAGATAATCCAGACCAGCCAGAGTATCTCAATGTTAAAAGATAATCCAGACCAGCCAGAGTATCAGATAGATAATGAAGAGTAACTGATCCATCAGACTATCTGTAATCAGACTATTTGTAATCAGACTATCTGTAATCAGACTATCTGTAATCAGACTGTCTGTAATCAGACTATCTGTTCTAATCAGAGTATCTGGTCCATGTAATCAGACTATCTGTAATCAGACTATCTGTAATCAGACTGTCTGTTCTAATCAGAGTATACGTAATCAGACTGTCTGTACTCTGTTATCTGTTTATCACGGTAGATACAGTCTGACATAATCAGATAACTATACTGTCTGTCTGTATGTGCATTAGGTTTCAATACTGAGCAGAGTGGATGCAGTTCTTGTCTGAATGTGGACTTGATGTCTGAATACTGTTTAGTAGTCAGACTGCTGATCCAGACTGGCAGATGTTTATAGAGTGTAGCCATATAGTCTGTTGCTGTCTTAATGGGCTTAAAGACATTAGGGATGCGTCCAAACCATTCTAAGAAGTCAATGTATGCAGTCTGATAATGATAGGTCCCGTAGAGGGCTCTCGAACTATAGGCGTATAAGAATGAGTCGTCTTCAGACATCTGTTAGAGCAGACAAAATAAAGCGGGAGAAAATACACTCTGCCAGACAGATTGCGATAGTGATAGAGACACAGGTAGACGGTTAGAAAAGAGGCTATAGGGCTATATAAGATAGTAACCGTATACTATGTAGACGGTATGATCATGACGGACTGCCCTCCA